GAGACTGGCCCCGTCGAGACTGGCCCCGTCGAGACTGGCCCCGTCGAGTAGCGGTCGGGATGCCGCCACCCAGACCCGTGGGTCGCAGCAATCCCACGGTTCAACCACACCAATCTCGCGAAATGTATGGCAGAGCGCTTTGTTTTCCTGTCGACCGACTACCTCATCAATCTCGACCAACACCACGCGGAGCCCCCGCCACCTAATTGGATCGGATGTAACATGATAGCCACGATAGCACATACTCACGCTGTCGATGCGGGGCGCCCATTCCCCGGGCATGCCGGGCGACGAGGAGACGAGCCGAAACGATCGGTTGCCCCCGTTGCAACTTCTGCCATACTGATCGGTCACCCGCCACCATAATCGTCCCCGCTCAAGGGCGATCAGAGCAGCGCCCAATGCATCGCCTGTCAGAATCATCTCCTACCTCCCAAAAGCCCCCGCCGCCCGTGCATGGTTGTGGCACGGGAGTGCCGGATCGGACGACGGGGGTTAGTGGTCAAGTCAACCATGCCCGTGCAGAATGGCACAGGTCGGGGGACTTGTCAAGTCTTTTTTGAAAACTTTTATTCGTTGGCGTTACTGGACGTGGGGGATTCGGACGGCTGGTCCTCAGATTCCGGGGCTCGTTCGTAGAGCCCGCCCATGACCACCCCGCCGCCCCCGTGCTCCCGCTCGAACGGCTCCGACACGTAGGGCAAGACGCTACTTAGCGCGGTCTTGACCTTGGCAGCCATCTTCCGCGTGGTGAATGGGCCGATGGTAAACGGGGCGTTGCCTTCTGCGATGTCGATGAACCAGGGCATATCAGGCCTCCTCTTTGGTGCCGATGTTTTCGATCACCGCGACACGCTCCGGGCGCATTCTCAACTTGTGCTCTACGTGCCCATCGGGGGAAGTGTCTTCTTGGATCCCGACGGCGCCGGGCAGGAATATCGCCAACGTTCCGGCCGGCACTTGGTCGCGGGCCACTATCTCTATGTCGCCGTACAGTTTCATCTCGCCCCCGCCCCCGCCCCCACCCCCACCCCGATCGCCCCGCCAAGGACCAGCCCAATCGCGCCCCACAGCCACGGCGATCGCCAAGGTGATTTGAGCTTGTCGTCGCAGTCTGCCAGCCTGGAGGCCGCCACATCCCCGTCAAGGGCTCGCTCCGCTTGGCAGGCTACCAGGTCGCCCGAGAAGTGCCGGGCCGCCCTGAAGTGCTCCACGCACCTCCGGGACTCGGTCTTGAAGTAGCCACGTCCGCAAGTCTCCGCGTCAGATACCCGATCCGAATCGCAGTGCTCATCCACAGCGAGCCAGGGCGGGATCTCGGGCGCGGTGGGGACCGACGCCGGGCCGGTGCGGCAAGCGGCGAAGGAGGCGAGGAGTAATATAATAGTCAGGCGCATTATCAATCCCCTCCCAAGAAGTCGTCAAGCCCCTGCTGCGCCTCGTCGGCCACCCGGTCAGTCTCGACCCGCTGCGCACTGCGATGATCCTTGATCCGCTCGCGCGCATCGGCTTCTTGTGTGGGCGTCACATATCGCGTCGGTAGTGGTCCAGGCCCGGGCTTCTGGCACAGCACGCGACCAAGAATCTTGACTGCGCCCCACGCCAGCACCACCACGGCCGGAACGAGAAGGAGCCAGCTCTTGATGGCCCTGATCTTGCCCCACAGATACCTCACAGCGGGTAACTCACGATCTTGTCTGCCGTATCCTCATTGTGCCGCTCGAGGATTGCGGTGGCGATGCTGAGTTCGTCGTCGGTGAACGCGAACGTCTTTCTCAGTAGGCGCCGAAGCAACGGCTTGGCGAGCTTGAAAACCAGCGATGCGAGCAGCCCGATCACCAAGCCGACGACGACCCGCTCCGCTGGCTTGTCGAACGTGCTCAACCCGCAGAACGCCCCGGCCGACGCAAGCACGATCGGGTATAGGACGGCGAGCCGTTTACGCCAGGCCGTGAATGCGGACGGGAGCATGCGCCGCAAGACGAGTAGCACAGCAATCGTCCCGCCGGCCAGCAGGTAGTGATCGAGGAGTAGTTGCGCGAAGAGTTCGGCGAGTCCCATGACGACCTCCGTAAATGAGCCCGCCGGCGACATGACAACCGACGGGCTCGGGAGACAGGAGACAAGGTGATCCAGTATCGTCGCGGGTTTCTGAAATTGTCAAGTTATTTCTTCCAGTCGGCGAGCGGCACCTTGTCAAGCGTCATCCGTTCGCGCCAAGCGAGGATTCCTTCAGCCACGGCTAGCCCGTAGGCGCGTTGGTTTGCGACATTCCCGATCCATTCGGCGAAGCGGGGATCGGGCCCGAAGCCGATCTCGATCAGCGCGGACGGGCGGAACATGGTGCGCGGCCAGAGTAAGGTATTCGGCCAGCAGTCATCGGGAATGTCGGGGTCGCCCGCTATGATCATGCTCCGCTGTTCACTCCAGGGAATGATCGTCTTGATGCTTCGCAGAATCTCCCGAGCTAGCCGGCTGGAATGCCTCGAGCCATAACGTACAACCGCCCGGTGTCCAAACTCCCAGCGGACCTGGCTTGGCGCCCCGCATTGACACACTCCGCCCTTGTGCCGCTTCCCGCCACAGCCAGGACAATCCTCGAGCGGCGTGCTGTTGAAGTGCAAAGACACGGCGCAGACCTCTACACCGGTCGTCTGTGCCCCGACAAAGCGGGTGTTGGCTCGCCGGATATTAGATCGCAGATTACCGGAGATCGTGATCAGGCCGTGCTTGGCGGCAGATAGTCGGCGCCGCAGCGCGTGGTCCGCCCGGCGTGCGACCTCTCGCTCAGTGATGCCGTGGGCAGTGACGGCGCCGCGTGCTCTCGGTGCGCTGTGAGCGAGTTCATGGATGACCAGCATCAATCCTCCAGGGTCGCATTGAGGCCGCCGGGGATCAAGGGCTCCTCGAAGACCTGGTACTTGTCGAGGAGGAGATGGTCGCCAAGCTCATCGGTCTTTGCCATGATGACCCACATATAAGGCATGTCGGTCTGTACGCTGTAGTCATTCACATATTCAGTGGAGATAGGAATTACCATCTCGATCTTTTGCGTCTGGTTCTGCGGAAGATTGGAAATATCGATCTCATGCTCTACGAACTCGAGCGGCGGGTCTACGATGGATGTCATGAGCTTTATCTTTAACACTGCGTCAAAAGTATATGGCACAGACGCCACAGTTGCCGAGCCGCCCGATGTAAAGTTGACCACTTCACCAACTTGATATTCTCCAGATAGACTGCTAACGACTATGTAGCCGCCCGCTGCGTCAAATCTTTCATACAAACCCGTGGCCCCAGATATTGCGCCAGTGACTACATCATCGACGGCAACTGGCCCCACATGACCTACAACATCTACTTTGCGAACGAGCCTTGTATCTGTGCGCCTCAACCAAACGCGGGCGTACAATCGGCTTGCGCCGGGTGACGGATAAACTACACCAAGGCCGAAAACGCCATGTTGTATATTGTATTCTAGTTGCGCAAGCGACGTATAGGACGATGCCCTGCCTTCAGCCTGGCCGCCGGAGCTATACCAGAAATCTGACATCATGATTGATCTACACCGTGCCCAGACCTTTTCAAGTGTGGTTTTGGTATTGAGCCATGTAGAGGCCCGCACATCGTCGTCCTGCTCGACGTTGCTTGGTAATGGCAACTTGTGCGCCACATTGGCGGCAAGCCCATCAACAATCATGAACCAAGGCAAATAGACCGTGTTGACGGCGCCGACTTTTTTCACATCAAACCTTGCCCAATATTCGCCTTCTTCTTCTATCTGACCTGCGATCAAGAATGCTTCATATGATCCGACTGCAAAGTTGTTTTCATCCGACGCGATCGAAAGCGGGCCAGTCATGGCGCCGTTGACATCGGCCTCGCCGGTGCCCTCATCCTTGATGACTTCGCCTGCCTGAAACAGATTCGCGCCGTTGAGGAAGCCGAGATATATTGTCCCAGTCGCCCCGGCATCGACCACTTTCAAGATGCGGGCCTGCACTCCGGTTGTTTGACCAGTCAACAGATCGCCAGCGGTGAAGGGCGCCACCTCGTTATTGTAATTTAGAGATTGGATCGAGTACAAACTAAACTTTGCATCGATCGCCCCCGCCGGGATTGGCGCAACATAACCAGTTGCCTCAACAACCGTCGCACCTCTTGGCTTTCGGATAATCCATTCGCCCAGCCCGGCCTCATCGCCATCATACCCGGCATTTGGGACTTTATTCCCGAGCCTAAAGCACCGATGGAAAATCGACGCCCGGGTCATCCGATGCGCCGCGCATTCATGCGCATTGCCGTTCAAGATACGCTGCATGCCCGGGGAAAGCGGATAGTCGGGCTGGCCGATCTTGTTGTTGGCCCCCGTCGTGTCAACCCAGTCGCGGACCGATCTTGGCATCGTTGTGTCACCGAGTTCGTAGGCCGCGAGCGAGCGCACCGCCACAGCAACGGTATTGCCCTCGCCGTAGGCCCAGCTGACATGCAGGCTGATCGTGAGTTCTTCATCGGAGTAGAGCGCCGGGTTCTTGTTGCGGCCCACATCAACAACAGCAGTGATGAGGTGGTAAACTCCAGTCGCCGCGGAGAAGTATCCACGCGCAGAGTCGCGACCCGCGTTGACTTCCAGCTCTACACCCGCCGTGTCATCATCGCGCGCCGCAAGTATGGTAACGCGGATCTTACCACTCATGCCCGATACCACTTGCGACATGGGGAGTCTGATAATCGTCGCCGGGTTCTCGGGTGTCAACTCGAAGGTCAAATCTTCTGTGGCGCCAACATCGGGACCGAAGCCGAGCGAGGAGGCAACCAGCCGCTTACTATGAGAGAACACAGCGACTGCGTTACCCACCAATCTCAACGCCTCCTCATCCTCAATCATTTGCTGATTGGTGATCTGCGAGCCGGGTAAATCCTCGTATCCGGTGTAGCGTTGTTTTGGAAATCCCATATCTCTCCACAACTACTTGTACTTGAAAGCGCTATCGTTAGCAGCGCCAAGCCAGCGATCCTCGTCAGCGAGGAACACCCGCATTGACTTTCGGGTCGAGGTATTGTCATCATATTTAGCTAGCTCCACTATGTCATAGAGTGACGGCACGTTCGCCAGATTCTGATCAAGGATAATTTTATAATCAGCGCCAGACCCAAGCGCCTCAATTGTGGCGTGCTCTGGCACAGCACCGGCAAGCGGCACCCAGGCGGGAGACATGATCATGATTTCGTCACCGACCACAAAGTCATCACGGTCAAGCAGCCTGTCGGCCCGCGGTATACCGTATCTGAGATTGAACCACGTTGGCTGGATTGTGATCGTTGACTTACCCGCAGCCGGTGTATCCGCGGCATAGACCACCACCAGAGCAGACGGCGGTTTGCGGCTGTACTTGTTGTCATGGATGCCCACTTGCCACAGTAGGAATTCAGCCTCTCCGCCCATCGCGCTGGGCGTCACGCCCAGGACTTGGCAGTATTCGCCCGATAAGCCACGCAGCCCGGTCCTGAGATTGGGCATTGATGGGTGTGTTAACTTCACCACGTTGCCGATCTCTACTTCTGCCGCATCCTGGAAGGGACACATTACCATCATTCGTGGCGCGGGGTGTCTGGAGTGACGGAAGTACATGGGATTCAAAAGCCTTGATATCATCTCGGGCAGTTCGGGATCGGCCGGATCGATGATTGATACCAACGATTTCGAGAGGTAGATCATCCCTGATTCAATCGCAACCGTCTCGCCGAGTTCCTGATAGTTCGATTGCGACCGCTTGAAATTGATCTCCAGGCTGCCATAGAAATTATCCCCTACCGGATCTTTATTATACTTGACCTTGACCTTGGTGACGGGTGGTGAGCCGCTTGTCCAATCGGGCAGGCCCCGTGCTTTGACATGATCGCCGTCCATTTCGAATAGTGAGCCATCGTCAAGCTCGCGCGCTTCGTCTTCTACAAGCAGGTGTGCCAGTGAATACTTGCCATCCGTGGTCTCGAATGGGAATATCTGGAGGAAGCGATAAAGATTCTTCTCAACAAGTTCTCGTAATGACACCGGCTCGTGTAGCACGAAGTCAACCTTGGTGGTCGGAAAATGGGTGTCACGTAATAGCTTGATTCCATCCACGTCTACCATGTCGGAGTCGAAGCCCAGGCCCCAGCCGTCGGGCAGTGTGTCGAATTCACCGTTAGTGCCGTCCCCGGTGGACATGAGCAACTGTAGCAGCACAGTCAGCGGGTTGTTGCGTGTTGGTAGATCAACGCCGTCGCCGAGTGTGATCTCCTCAACCACGCATGACCAGCCAGGCGCGAAGAGTGCTTCTCCGTAAACGAATTCATCGCTGGAGCTGTGAACCGTGATCAAGAAGTTGGTGGCGTCATGGGCAACAGCCGTCGCCGTACCGCTATGCCATCCCCCAGTGAGCGTGGCCGGAATAGTCAAAGCGCCGGCGCCCGCGGAGTAGCGGATCACATCATAGCGCGGGAAGTCAGAGCGCGTCGAGTCGTCACAAACGCAGACCTGTACTATGTCATCACCGATAAAGTGTTCTTCCATGAAGGCGTTGACGCCTGGGGCCGCTGGGGAATCGGTGGGATTCAAGTCGCCGACTTTGACGATGTGAGGGGGTTCTTCATGCTGGATCTGTCCAACCCCGATCTTCTCAGCAAACATCCCGCGCCCAGCGGCGCAACTCTCAGTACCAATCCCGTGCTGCCTAAACATGTCAACATAATCCCACGTCTCGTGAAAGCCCATTTTATCGAACAGGATATGATTTTCTGCTAACTTGAAGAAGCGCCCGATCCCCAGGCGCTCATCTCTGGAGATCCCAATCCCAGTGTAGTGAATGATCTCCTTGCCTATCTTTAGGTTGCCCGAGTTTGTAAACCCGGGCGGCGCGTCAGCGAATATCTCTGTCACAGAATAATGGATGATATCTGAATCCGACATCACAGGCCAAAAGAACTTCGGTGCACCCCCGCCTTGAAGTTGCCTCCAATGAAACCGCCCCCCCCAAACCGGCTTGATCGCCACCTTTGCGCGGTGTTGCTTGGCAATGACTTTATTGTCGATCAACCTCATGATGCCTGACACGGTAAAACTAAAGACCTCACCCGACGGACTGAGCACGTAATCATCTATTGAGCCCACGCGAAGTTTAGCATCGACCTCGACACAGCCAGCGCGGTTCTCGTAAATCCGCACACGCCTGGACTTGATGAACGGAGGCGCGTCGAGTACATCGATTGGGATCGGCCCGCCTTTCTCATCAAGGACTGAATGCTCTGCGGCAATTGAATCATACAGCGCCCGCGTCACAGTGGTGAAGGCGTACAGCGCAATTGAGTAAACCGTCGTCGCCCCGGTCGGTCCCGGTAGTGGTTCATAGAATTCAAAAACTTTGTTGACCTCATCCCACGATTTGACCCAGCGCAACTCACCGACGTTCTCGGGATAATCGCCGTCTGCCGTGATGAGCATCCGGGCGCCAAGCCAATAGTCAGCCCCGCCGAGTGCCGCGGCATCCTTGATGCGGGTGGGTGAGTAATGTAGATCGTAGGTGTCGCCGGCCGCAACGTTATTTGGCAATGGGTTATCAGGCTCCAGGTAGAGTGTGTTTTCTTGTCCGTCTTGGACTCTTGTGAATGCCGATTCGAATATATTAGGATCTCTGACGAACCTCGTGATCCGCCGCGACTGTCCGTTGTTGGCCCCACCAGTGAATGTTATCAACCCGCCAAGCCAGTAGTCGTTGTCTTCCGTTCGTGCAGCATCGTAGACCCTATCATCATACACCCCGTTCGGATTGGCGTCCGCCGTTTGCCCCACAAGCTCATCCGCCGTCTTGCCGTTGGCCAATCGCGTTGTCTTCGTAGTGTAGTAAAACGTTTCGCGCTCAATGTAGAGATGGCCCGATGCGGCGAACGAGGAGAAGTCATCGACCGAGATATGCGTCAAACCAGTCTTGGGCACGGTGGATGTGAGGAACGACTTGGCTTTCGGCGTATCGCTCACGGCCAGTAATGATGTGATTTCCCCATCCACGTCATGGAGATCAAAGCTGTGGTTGGCGACGGTACATGTCCCATTGAGCGGATCGACCTCCTGCCCTCCGAGCTTGGGGATAGTGGCGAGTAGCAGATCAATGTGACGGTTCATTCCGGTGTCGGCCGGATTCCAGCCTGGCTGATGGGTGCCGCGCCGCCTGCGGATACCCTCGATGGCGACCCACCACCAGGGCTTGATGGCCTGCTTTGCGTTTTCACTGGCAAAGGACATGCGGCACCTACGTCTGTTTGATCATGCGAAGCGTTATGGAGTAGCGCTCCTCGCCGGGGGAGAGACGCGGCACTTGGTCAAGTAGGTCTTCATCTTCGGTCTGGACCAGCACGAAGTTGCCTTCGTCAACCCAGGTGTCGGTTGAGGAGTAGAAGGCGAAAGGCGTACCGCTCGCCGCTTCGATCCACCATGTCTCGAAATCCTCATTGAGCGCGGAGAAGGCCGGCCAGAACTTCTCTTTAGTGATCCATGCCAAGTCAACGCGGCGTGGATAGTGGGTCGCAAAGGTTGTGCGCGTGGACTTGCCGGATACGGCGGTGAATGTAGCAGGTCCAATACGCCTGGCGCGGTCGCGTGAATCGAAGGTCGGGCCGTGGTCAGAATACCAGCCGAGTTGGTGCTGGTAGTCGGCCACGTAACTCGGAGAGCCTATGTCGTTTGCTGAATCATCATAGCCGAATAGATCACCACAATGATCGTCCGCGTTATCGGAGCCGTGGACGCCTGTCTTCCAGAGCAAATTGAATGTCACTATAGGCCCCCCACTGTGCGCGAAGTTGACTTTTCCGTTGATGTCTATCGTGACAGACCAGGGCGCGGGAATCGGCTCGGCTATATCCATCGCCGCCTCGAAGGCCGCCGCAACGGCCCGCATGTCGTCGTATGTTCCGGTGGTAATCAATACCGCATAGGTCGTGATGTCGTAGATGAAGTCAAGCCACTTGTTCGCGCTCGTGACCTCGACCTGCAACAGAAAGGCCGGCAGACCGTTGGCCATTAGAAAGCCTCCCTATCGCGGCCCGGGCGTTGTGCATTATCATAATCCCGCACCCTCCCAGAAGATCCGGTCGCCGTCCCGGCCGAATATCTGGTGGCCGAACACGTTGATCGTGATGCCCTGCTTCGCCTCCTGTTCGGCTTCCTCTCGGGTCGTGATGTCCGGTGTCCTGGCTCGACCGCCTCCGGCACCTGCACCGCCACCCCCAGCACCCGCACCTGACAGGCTGGCTACCGCCTTGCCGAGCGATACGGCGAAAAGCGTTGCCGCTAGGGCGTGCGCGGCCATCTCAGGAATGTTCGGATAAGCCGCTGCGGCACGTGCGATCTCAAGGGCCATGTTGAGCGCCGATATGGTCGCGATCCGTTTTGCTTCAGCCTTCTCCCGCTCCCTCTCTGACTTGGCGGCGCTGACGCCCCAGAGATCGAACATGTCTCCGATCTGAGAGGCGATGCCGATTGACTGCTCTGCGAGAGCGAGTTGATTCTGGATTGACTGCTCGCGTTTCTTCATCTGCTCTTCTTGGATGCGGGCCAGATCGTCGGCTTGTTTCTTTTCGAGAGCGAGACTTTTCTTGCGAGCGGCGGCTTCAAGATCGGCCAGGTGATTATGGTGCCTCAACAGACGCGCAGCTTCAGCGGTGAGCGCTCTTTCTTTCCGCGCCGCCTCCTTGCGTTCCCACTCTATCTCCCAATCAGCCATTATTTGCGCGCGCTTTTCTCTCGCGGCCCTGTTCTTCACGAACTCGGCGGCCTCCTGTTGTCGTTCGCGTTCCTTCCTCGCCCTGAATCTTTCAGCCTCTGCCGCGAATCCACGCGCCCGGCCCTTCGCCTCTTCGGTTCCTATCGGCACAAGGGCCGGAAGCTTCTCGGCCTCCGCTAATTTCTCCAGCGCCGTGATCTGATCTTTTATAATTTCAAGCCGCGCCTCTGCCCGCGCGAGTTGTTCTTTAGACTGCACATCCTCTTTGAGCATCATTACAACACTTAGCTTTAGCGCACTGGTTCTTTGATCTGCTAGCTTGTCTTCTAGGCCAGCGATCTTCAATAAAAGCTCTGTGCGTTTGCGCTTGTGTTTCAGCACTGCGAAGTCCGCGTCAGTAAAGCCCAGCTTTGTAAGCTCCAATTTCTCCAGGAGATCCGCTGTGGACGACGTAAGTTTATCGACTTCCTCGATCGTTTTGCCTAGCGCCTCTTGTGCGTCGTTGAGCGGCCCAATCAAGCTGTTGTATAGAGCGACCCCGATCGCAGCCACCGCCGCAACGCCCGCCATGATGCCGAGTTCTAAAAAGCTGAAGCGCCCGATGATATAGGAGTTGTGCGTCACCAACCCACTCGCCAGCAAGTAAAGATTATCCTCGGTGTCAATCGACAAATCAAGACAGTGTTCCCGGCGAGTTGCCTCCCGATCGAAGGTCAAAGTCTCGAAACCATCACCTCGACGAATCTCTATAGTGTTGCCCTCGATATCGTTGATGGATGCAACGCCCCTTGATGTAAGCCAGCGGTGATTCAGCGTAGGCGTCTCGACCACGGCGCCGGAGGCATCGATCAGATCGACAACCTCTTGCGTGCCTTGGTCGATTACTCCGACGACCCTGGTTGGCTTGACACCGCCGGGGCTTTTGGCATCATAGGCAAAGACGGTATCGCCGATCCGAATATCTTTGATCTTGACCAGCCCCCTCGTGGTCATAACCTCGGTGTCCTTTTCTAAACACAATGTACCGCCGTAGTACACTGCTTGGCCCGCAGCGCCACCCATCGCGCCCCCGAATGTGGTGAGCACCTGACGAGCTTTTTCTGTTTTCTCGTTCAGTTGTGACAGCGCTCTGCCGGTTTTATCCGTCACAAACCCGGCACTCTTCATCGACCGGCTCATTTCATTGGCCGCAGCCTTGACATTCCGCTTGGCCGAATCAGTAGCGGCCTTCGTATTGTCCTTGCCGTCGATGATGAACGTAGCTTTTTTAGTGACCGTCAAGGCGTCATCCCTTGGCGCCTTGCTTCGCGATCCGCTCCTGTGCATCCAGCTTGGCGGCCCTGTGCTCTGCCCGGTACATGTCCCATGCCTCCAGGTATGGCGGCGGGAGTGCGCGGCGCTCCGTGACCGACAGGTTGCCACCCGCTGAGTTGTAGACGTTCGCCAGAGCTATGACATCGGTGCCGATGTAGCGGACGGGACAGCGCCAAAACTTGACAGGGATCTTCTTTGGGTGCCCTCTGGTGTATGCGCGCTTTGCAGGGCCAGTGCATCCGTTCGCGTCCTTTCGATCCTGCCTGTCTCCGCAGCGTCCACAATTGAGATCAAGATTTTCTCGCCACACGAAGGCGACTATCTGCTTTTTTTTTCCTCGGCGAGCGAGTTGTGGCGGTAGACCGCCCACCGGAGCGCACGCAGCCACTTGGCGCGGGAGTAGACCTCGAGCACGGCGTCGGAGGGAAGGCCCATCGGGCACTCCGAGTAGGGCACCTCGACGCCCTTGAACATGACCCCGTTGTGGCCCTTGACGCCGGCCTTGACCAGCATCTTGTCAAGCTCGCGTAGTGCCTCGGCTTGCTCCCTCGACCCGATCTCCATGGACATCATGCCCTGGTCCGCGAGGTCGTAGTCGGTGAGCACGGCTTCGGGGATATAGCCGATGGTGATGGTGGCCGGAATGCCGGTCATCCCATCGTACTCCTCTAGCGCCTCCTCGCATTCCGCGACCTGGCTCGCCGCCTCGACCCGCAGTTCCTCCGGGGACACTTCGCCGGCCGGCGGCTTCTTGCCCTTCATCAACTCCGCGTTCTTCTCTGAGTTTTGTAGCACGCGCCGCAGGCTATCAAGCTCGTACTCCCGAACCAGCCGACGCGGATCGACCTCCTGTGTCTTCTCGAATATCTGCGAGATTGCCTGTGCGGTGGCGTTCGGAGTCTCTGTGTCAGCCATGTCGATCTCCTCTCTCCGTTGCCGGAGGTATGGTGGCGTCTATACGCCGGAAAAGCAGAAGCCGAATTGCGGCAGTTGGTCGAACTCAGGCGTGGGTGACTCGTGCGGATCGACCGACAGGAACGTCGGCTTTGAGCCCAGTAGCGCCTCTCCGATCGTGGCCTCCTCGATGCCAACGACCTGGGTCTCGAACATGCAGAAGCCAAAGAAGTCATATTGATCGGCAACGCTATAGAGCGCGACCTCCTCGGTTGTCCGATCCTTCCAGATGTCCCACCACTCCGCGTCCCAGTACGGCGTGACCTCCAGGTTCGGCACGGGGTTACCGTACCACCAGCCGATCCGCCCGTTGCCGTAAAGATTGCCCGGCATCATGGTCAGCGGGAATGCGGGATCGAAGGCGAAGTCCTGGATCTGGAGAGCGGTGGCGCCCCAGTAGAACTCCGCGTCCAACAGCAATAATCGTTCATCGGCCAGCAGATCGGCCGGGTCTTCATCGCTCCGCACCGCTTCGGATTCCTCCCAGTCATCGATCATGAACTCCAACTCCATGAACGGAATCGCGTTGAGCGCGGTGGTCGGGATCTTCCAGGTAGCCGCGGCGCCCAAGCACTGGAACTTGTGCCGATTGCTCGCTCCCTGGCCGCGGTACAGATCGAGGCCTGAATAGACCGTGGGCTCTCCCGGCGACGGCTTGAAGCTGTCGAGTGCGAACATGTCGTCGAGGTTCACCGGGTTGGTGTCCCAGTTGGGCGCCACCGTGACCGTCGTCGTGCCGGCTGCTGCCTGCACCTGGATGATCGCCCGCAATTGGATATCCGGCGCGCCGCCCTTGTCGGCGTTGACGCAGATAAACCCGCCGGGTGCGTAGCCCACGGCGTCGGCATCGAGCATGGTCACATTGCCCGCGGCGCCACCCGTCACCTTGGCGATCCCGTCCGCGATGTTCTGCCGCACCATGCCCATGTTGCTCATGAGCTTCGACATGTTGCTTTCCGACCCAGTGCCGGCCGCCAGCTTGCCGCCCCTGACCGGGAGCGAGAACCCGATGGTCCCGCCCTTCGGACCAAGGATCGACTTCTCGGGCCCGCGAGCCAGGCCGGTCTTCTGGATGATCCGCTTGATCTCCTCCTGTACAAGATCGCCCTTGATATCGCGGGCCTTGACCAGCGGGGAGAATGCGCCGGGCACGGATTCCATATCGGCGGCCTCTCCCCAGTCGATGCCGCGCACGTCGGTCATTATGTGTCTGGTAGCGAAAGCCATGATTATGATCCTCCATAGTTCGCGGATAGGGCGAACTGAGCCGGGAAGCCGAGCGTGGTCACAACGTACTTGCCATCTTTGATCGGCGCGGCGTCCGAAGACAGGTTCGGGAATATGGCGTGCAAGCCGCTGATCGCATCGTGGTTTGCGGGCCTGGTCAGTTGAACGATCAGCTGATAGATGTCGTTTACCCGCCGGTTGCGAGTCACCGCAAAGTTGCCGGCAATATGCCCGACCTGGACGACGAGGTTTGCCGTGATGTCCCGCTCGCCGCCGCCGAACGTCACGAACTCAACAGGTTCGAACTCGGTAATCTGGAAGTGGCGGTCAACGTTGCCCTCTGACCTCGTCTCCCAATCAACATGGCTGTCCCGATCGCCGGTCACGACGTACTCGTTTGACTGGCCCTTGATGTCGGCGCCGGCCGGCCGCAAGCCAACGATCAGCGCCTCGATTGCGATGATCACCGCGTCTGGAGTCGTCGTTGCCACACTACCTCCGAAGCACTACGCCGCCAAGGGTCTGATCATCCTCGTCGGAGTCAACCAATAGGTCATCGTCATAGTCAACCGACACCGGCCCCATCGCGTCGATCGCATTGTTGCGCCGGTCCCTGTACTCGTTCTTCTCGTCTTCGGGTAAGCCGATTCCTTCCGCGATCTCGTAAAGAGTAAACTTCATCGCGACGGCGTGCAGCTTGGCCCTGGTCAGGATCAGGTGTGGCCGAATGAACTCACCCTTCGATCCCATGATGCCCCGTAGCTCGTCAACCATTTCCCGGTGGGCATCCTTGATCGGCTCGCTCCAATCCAGGCCCCATTCGACCGGGCGACTCGCCGCCCATGTCGGGCGCTTCTTGTCGATGACCTCGGAGGTCAGGAGCGGCTGCCCGATGGGCCAGCGACAGACGTCGAAGATCATGCGGTCGATATACTCGACCGAATTGACCTCGAAGACGATCTCCGCCTGGTAGTCAAGTCCGAGCCCATAGCTGGTGGTGTTCTCCGCGTCGACATCGTAGTAGTACCAGGCCGTCAGGGCATCCCGCGTCATGTTGGTCGTGGCCACAAGCTCAGTCCCGCCCGGGTCGATTATGGAGATGGTCGGCGCGGCGTCGGGAACAGTCTCTTTGCCCTCGAGGGTCGGCTTGTACCAGAGTCGCCCCGAGCCACCCTCGTACTGGATCGATTGCTGGAAGCCTTCGAGCTTCAAGACGCGCCCCCGAGGATGAATTGTAGCACAATGCCGCCCGCCGCAAGTAGGCCGGCAACGACGAAGGCCCACAGCTTCTTATTGAGCCCGGCGTGGCGCTTCTCGCACCGCTTGGCGTGATGCCTGATATCCTTGGCGTTGGCCTCCGTGTCTTTCTTTGCCACGGCTGCCTGGGTGTCCATCTTAGCCAGGCGATCCGATGTCGTCTTCTGCTCTGCCGCCATCGCCTTGTGATCCTCATCATTGCGCTTTTTGATGTCCCCGAGCTTGTCGAGCACGCTATCCAGTTTGAGGCACACGCTGTCAATGGTGGCTGGCATTATGCCTCCAGTGCTGCGCTCGGCTCGAAGGTGACTTCGCTCAACGGCCAGGCCCGCAGCGTCCCGCCTCCGACGATCAAGGCGCCGAGACATACGCGGCTATCCCCGATCACGCCATGGTCCCGCAGCGCAGAGCCACACGTCTCACACAGGGCCGCCTCTTCGCCCCTGGCTGGCTCGAATGCCTCAACGCCCGCGTAGTCGCCGGGCCCGGTCCAGCGCCTAATAAGGCTCGGGATTCTGATTCTCGGCTCGCTCATGACGGCACCCAGGTTGTCCAGGTCGAGATGTCCTGATTCACTGCATTCGGGACGGTCAGCTTTTTCCAGACACCGACCTCGGGATTGAAAACCCATACCACGGCCAGCTTCTGGACTTCGATGGTGAACTTACCGGATGAATCCGTTGTTTTCTGCAGGGGCTGTTTTCCGAGCATCACACCCGCCGTGCCCTGGGGAACGGCTGCATGGATCTTTACTGTCTCGCCGACCAGGTTATTGCCACCCGCGTCCCGTAGCGTCCCATAGATCGAACAGTTGTTAGGGTTGGCGGGTGTCGGCGCGGTAAACGCTGTGCCTGTAAACGTCTTGGTATCATCCTCGCTGACAACCATTTCCTCCGGCACCGTGAAACCATACAGGTCTTTGCCGAGTCTGACCTGATACGCTCCGGCATCAAGCGCAAAGACTCGATCGCCAGTCGTGCCAGCATCCCCGCTCGTGATAAAGGTCGAGTTATCTTCGGAATAGATCGTCACGCTGACGCCTGGGATGTCATTTGTATCTGCGTCTTGAACATGCACAGTGATTTGATATTGCCCCGTTAAGCCGATCAGCGTGTCGAGCGTGTAGAGCACGATGGGGTATTGGATCTCTTCGCCCACCTGGATCGCGTCCGCGTCTGCTACCCGAGCCGTGATCCGGCCGCCCCGCATGTCGGCGACTACCGCAGCGGCGGGAAGTGAGTACTGCTGCCCGTGGAAGGTGGTGGGCGTGGCGGCGACAACTGCGGCTGCCTCCCATGAATCGCCATCCCAATACTTGCCGTGGTCGTCGTGTCCGACCTTGAGGAAGCGGATCGCGAGATCGGCACTGGCGCCAACGGGGTCGGAGTCAGCACGCTTGCGGGCCTGAAGCTCCAGGATGTGAATGTTGCCTACTACCAGCTCGGGCATTGTGCTCCGTCCTAAACTGCCACCAGGGTGCCGCCATTGAGCCCCTTGTATTCTGCAAGCACTAGAAGCTTGGCGTTGATCGGCGCATCGGTGGTGGTATACTTCCATCGGATGTATGTGTTCTGCCCCGTCTTCTGCGTGGCGAAAAAGGACTGAAACGCCTTTTTGTCGGCCGCTTGCTCTGTCACCGCGCCGTTTACGTTGTTCGCGATTGCCATGGTGACAGTCTTCAGCGCGTTCTTGGCCATGAACGTATCGACGGCCATGCCGCTCAGAACACCATCGTTCTTCGTAATCGCGTCGTCGGCCGCGCCATCCCACAAAGTGAACTGCCCAGCCGTCAGGTTGGCTAAAACCGTGGCGTCGGTGATGAATGCAAACAATCGGAACACCTTCACCGTCTTCGTGACCTGAAAGATATTGTTCGTCCCAGCCCCGGCATTCGCGGACAACGTGATCTCATTACTGATGATATGGCCGCCGGCTCGCTCCAGATGATCGTGGACGCTGTTGAGGTTCGATGGATTGCCGAGTGCGGCTTCGAATGCTTGGAGGACCTGCGCAAGTGCACTTGTTCGCATGGCCGCCTCCTACTTCCGCACGTGGTCAACGGACCAGACAACGGTCGTCGCAGTTGTCCCGACGGCGATCTTGATTCTGGAATGCCGTGTCAGCCCAAGGATCCCGAGGTTGTCGATCCATGTGTCATCGGCTGCGGTTGCGGCGGCGATCAAGCTGGCGACTCCAAACGTATCGTTGGTGGTATCATCCCAATCGGCCACGGGGACATTGGCAGGATCTGGGACATTGCGAATCGCCGATTCCAGCGTTGCGGTCACGGTGCCGGCCGCACACGACAGGAGAAGCCTGAGTCCGTCCCGGTCGTGACCCTCCATGTTGAGGTCGACATACACGAGGCCCAGCTTCGTTGAGCGCCAAGAGCCGTTCGTCAGCGTCTCGGTGGTCGCGATCGAGTTGCCGGCGACACCCGCGGTCTTGGCCCGCGCCACCATCGTCGTATCGCCAGGCGCCCCTGCTTGCGCGGTTGCGTTGGCATGGGCGGTCATCGATGTCGCGTACAGAGTGCCCACTCCGGCGCCCAGGGTGATGGCCGCGATCAGGTTAGCAATTGATGTCGCGGTGTCTGCCCCGATCGCCACGTTACCGTCGACATCGGTCAGCGTGGTCTGGAATGTGTAGGTCTTGGCTCCGAGCACGACCGTCTCGGTGTTTAGTGGCTGGCCGGTCAGGGTCAGCAGATCCTCAACGAACGAATCGGCGCCGGTCACTCTGCGCCATTTCGGAGCGTTCATGGCTGTCATGCCGACTCCCCTCTCCCGCTACCGGGTCTTGCTGAGCGCCGCTTTGATGTACTGCCGCTTGACTAGGAGATCGGCGTCCGCAGGCAGGAGGATGTTGTGCTTGGTGCAGTACGCGCTCGCCTCGAGGTCGGTCAGGTGATCGATATCGCCGATCCGCATTTCGGGCATCTCGTTGGGCGTGCTCTTGTGTTCGTCCGGGTGCTTGCCCTTGTCCATCGCCTCGAAGTCGGCCTCGGTGAGCAGGCCCTTCTTGAGGATCTCGGCACGGTCGTGGCGGAGCTGGCCCGGGTGCATGATATGCTCGATCATGATGCCACGGTCGCCTTTGAGTTCTCCGAGATACACCTCGCCGCGAATCTTGTGCTCCTTACCTTTGCGGAGAATGCGCGGAAACGAAATCTGGCGCGGCGTTCCCTCGAATGGGTCGTCGGACGTGCGCGGTCCGTGGCCTGCCAGGTCAACGCGGGACGGGAGCCAGAACCGGGCGCCCTTCCTATCTGCGTTCGCTTTCTCGTTCGCCTTATCGGCATCGGCCTTGGGGCGCTTGAGCCGTTCGATAATGCCCTTCTTTGGCTCTACCTTCTTTTGGGTATCGCTCATCTCTCGATCCTTTCGGTTCGGTCATCGCTCTATATGAGCCCGGGCTCCGTCCATCTTTTCATTATCTAGCCGGAGCCCAGGCCAAGACCCGGGTCGGGTCAATATCTAGCCCTGCCCGCCGCCCAGCCACTTCCGGTAATAACGACATTGCAGGCCGAAGACTTCCGCATCCGCGGCGGTCGTTTCGTCGTATGTCAACAGGAATGCCCAGAAATCGTCGCCCGGGGTCGCAGTGATGGTGCTGCCGGTAATAGTGGACCACGGCCCGTTCGTCAAAATATCCGCACCGAGGTCGACTTGTGTCCCGCCGTCCACGTCAAAAGCATCGTTCGGGACTGTGACCGCAGTTGTTCCGGCAACGTAAATTTCGTACGTCAACACGAAATCTATCGATCCAGTTGCCGCCGCTTCAGATTGCGCCCAGATCACCCGACACTGGATATTTTTGGCCAGGTCGATGTCGGTCGGGATAGGCACTACCCCGGTGCCCACCGTGTCTGCGTCGGTGTCGAGGAGAAGCGCGACCGCCTCCGAAGTTCCGATCTCGGTATAGGTGCCCGCGCCGCCCCCGATGCTCACCAGCCCATCGGTCGTGGTGATCTGGACGGGCGTCATCGAGATCCACAGGAACGGCCGGTTGTGGACGTAGTTCTTGGCGAACCGGCTGGAGTTCTCGAACTCGGCCGCGCTGGAGAGCGTCGAAGAGCCGCTCGGTCGGTACGCCTGTGCGGCTACAGCCATCAGCACGAACGCCATGACCGCGACGATGACATAGATTGCGGGGATTCGGTTGATGGTCTTTCTCAGCTTGCTCATGACTTTTCCTTTCGTCGTTCGTTTCGATTCGTTTATTTCTGCTTCCTCAGTTTACTTTCTGCCGAGATGTTTAGTTCCTGCGCCTATCGCACCTTGGGTCTAGGTGTTCTCTCTCGCCACGTTCTTGAACCAGTAGTGCGACCACGGCAGCATCACCTGAAAGGTGTACTCGCCGATGATCATCACCTGATCGCTGTCGCCTTCCTTGCCCAGCGGTTCCGGGTGGAAGTGGCGACCCACCTCTTTCGGGCCGACGTTGATGTTCTCCGGGCTCAGGATCATGGCGTTGTCATCCATCTTGTCGGTCGCGATGATGTCGAGCATGATGTCGCCGACTCGAAGCTGCGGAACGACGGTGCCGTAGATCACGCGGGCTGCCTCGGAGCCGCCCAGGGTGATCTGGGAGATGCCCAGGTTGTTGAAGTAATCGGCCTGGTAGAAGCTGCATGCCAGTGCCGACGGGCGAGCGCCCCGCTTCCGCATGGCTCGGATTGCCTTCTGTACGTCGGTGTAGGTGATCAGATCGTCGCTCATGTCCACGCTTGCGGTCGCGGCGACTCGCTCGTAGATCCCGTCCGCGACTCCCGCTGTGGTCTTGGCGACCCTGGCAACCGCCTTGCCCCAGATCAGGCAGTGCTCGAGTTCGTGCTTCAGCGCCATGTTGTGCTCGGCGAGCATTGCGATCAGGGCGTCTCCGTCTCCCTCGTAGTACTTGGAGAGAAAGCGCATGGAGCCGGTCACGTCGGCGACCTCCATGAAGTTCTGGAGGTAGTTGGTGATCTCCGAAGGGGTCACGATGAGCCCGCCGGTTTTGGCCGGGCTGCCCTCTTTGAAGGGCTTGCCCATGATCAGCACGTCCACGCCGTCGTCGTGAATCTCGGCGGCCGCGGTCCCCACGCTGCGACCGTCGGTGATGTCGAAGGTCAAGCGGTCGGAGGTCTCACCGCATAGGATCGTCTCCTCGCCCATCTGCACGATGAAGCCGGTCTCCGCGAACGGATCGTCCAGGGTCATCGAGGTCGAGGCGGCCGTCAAGGCACCGTTCAAGGTAGTGCGGCCCACGCGATAAGTCTTCTCCGCGTGCTTGATGGTTGTGCTGCCGCCCGCCGTGCCGTCTCCACCGCCGAGTCCGCCCTTGGACACGCTCAGGTTTTGCAGATTGGGCGACACCAGCGAGAGCACCGGGGTCTGGACGGGTTGTAACAGGGCTACTGCGTTTGCATATGTGATCCTCGCGGCGGTCGCCTGCGAGGTGTCCTGCATTCCATATTCGTTTGCCATGGCCTACCCTTTCGTGGCTACGTCCCGGCTCCGCTCTGCGCGCTGAGTTGCTGCGTCAGCCGCGCTTTCTTGGCGCACAGCTCTGCGTCTTGCTGCAACGTCAGGCCGGCCCGGGATTCGAGTTGTTTATTTACAAGTTCTAGCTCTGATTGCATCGATACTCTGCCTGCCTGCGCGCTGGCCCCGCCGCCCGCCGTGTTGACTGTGCCGCCGCTTCCGTTGCTACTCTCGAAGGCGATCGGACTGGACTTGAGGAGCGCGGTGGTCACTCCGGCCAAGTCTTCGTCGGTGGCGTCGGGGTTGGCCTTCAGATGCTCGCTGATCTTGTACTCAACGAAGTCGGGGTCAAGCACCTTGGTGCCGGTCGAGTTGGCGGCCGTCTTGATACGGTACTTCTTGACCTTTGCGTCCGATGCGTCGGCCCGCTCGGTGGCGGCCCTGGAGTCGGCATCTCGCTTTTCGTCGTCGTTCATCTTCTCGCGGGCGATCCTGGCGAGTTCCGTCTTGGCTGCGTCGAGTTCCTTCTTGGTGCCCTTCAGCCCCTCCAGCGCCTTGTTCTTCTTGGAGCGATCATCGCGAAGCTTGGTATTCAAGGCGATCAACTCCTCGACGGTCTTCCCCGCAAGGTCGGATTCGAAGCTATCGCCTGAGCCAACGGACCCGCCGCTTGACCCACCGGCAGACCCGCCGCCGGCCGCGCTATCGCCTCCATCGCCTCCCTCGCCTGAGTTGTCACCGCCACCGTCGCCCGCTCCTTCGGACCCGCCGTCGGAACTGGAACCGGCCTCGCCGCCTCCGTCATCCGCGCCAGTGATGGGTAAATTGAGTCCAAGGTCCATCGATCCGCCCAGCAGATTCAAGAACCAGTTGATCATTTTTCGTCCTCTCTCCCGTCGCCGGGATTTGTGATCCTGTCCAAACCTAGGATCATTGAAAACCTTTTGTCAAGTGCCCTCATTTTCTTTTGTCAACGCCTTGCTCACCGAGCGCAGAAAGAGTTTGAAAAGTCGTTGTAATCCGGTAGGTGAAACCCCAATGAAAGGGCGCAGCCTGTCGTTGGCTTCTGCGATAATCGAAGTCAAGATAGCTCCCTTCGTGCGCGAAACGGTCAAGGACTGGCCCGGTGCGCTCCGCGTCCGTCCCTTGGCCGGCCCCTTCGCAGACCTGAAGCGCGTATTCGGATGGTTGCCCGGAAAAGAGACGGTCATCCTCCGGCCGTCTGGTGACACCAGCGCTACCATGGCTTTCCACATCGCATCGGTAAGAGTGAGATCCGGCTTGCTTGAGTCAACGGTGCGGCCAGCCCGCCTCTTGAGCGCGGCGTATTTCGGATCGTAGACCTTGAGCGGCTTACCGTCCGGCGTCTTGCCCGCGTCTACGTTCTCGCGCACGTCAAGCATGTACTCGTCAGCCACCAGTTGAAAGGCGCTCCGTGCCGCATCTTTGGGGATCATCGAGAACTTCTCAATCTCCCCGAGGTCAAACTTGGTTTTGATCGAGACGGTCATTTGTCCAGCCAGGCGAATTTGCCTTCTATTAATTCGGTATGCGCCATCGTACTACTAATACTTCTGCCTTTTAGCTTCAATTCACGATTCCGAAGCCGCGAATATTTGGAAATGATGGCTTTGCCGATCCTCTCGTATTCCCAGGGCTCCATATCCCCTTTTCGATAAGCTTGTCTCGCATTGGACAACTCGGCCCGCATTTCTTCGAACGTGTTGCCGATGACTTTATATCTCTTCGGTTTCTCCCGCTTCTTCGGTTTCTCCCGCTTCTTCGCCTTCTCGGCGACTTCTTTTTCTGCCTCAAGAAATGCGGTCGTTTGTCGCCTGGCTTCGATCCTTTCCGCCTCTTCAGCCTTGGTTAGTGGTGTAGCCGCCTTTGGCCTTGCCTTGATTGATTCTGGCCGTGGCTCCGGAGTGGCTTTCGGCTCGACCTTTTTTGGCTCCGGCCTGATCGCCGCAATCGTCCCCCGTGGTCCGATCGGATATTTACTCCACCGCTCCTCTCTCGGCAACGGGACCAGTTCATGACGGCAGTTGTAAGTGCCGAGCCACGCGGAGACGGGCACGAACTTGGGGTCGCGCTCGAAGCTGCCCGCATGCCTGTTGAGTATGGCAATCGTGACTCGTGTACCGGCGAATTGCTGGCAGAACTTGCGCGTCCGCGAATCCTGCGGCCCTCGATAGAGGAACCACTTGACGCCCGCCCTGGTCGAACGCTCAACTCTGGTCTGCGTGTGGAATGTGGCGATCGTCTTCTCTGCTTCGGTGCGGGCCTGCGTCTCGGTGATCTCCAATCTGCGGGCGATGGCGGATACCACGTCGTCAACGTCTACGTTCGCGGTGGCGCTGCGGACAAGAATCTCCTCGAGTTGTGATGCGGCTTTGCGGCGGTGCATTATCAGCTTATGGTGGGAGCCAGAGCGCAGCAGCCTGATTTGCTCTTTCTCCGCGCTCGTAAACGCGGCCGGGATGCCAAGATCGCCAGCCTCCTTCAGCACGGCCGCCGTCATGCGACTCAACGCGGCCCGTTGCTCCTTCAAGATGTCGCCGAATCCGGCCTCGTTCATCTCGTTTTCAAGCTCGAAGATCAGCGCGCGAATCTTACTGGCCGTGGCCGCATCCCCGTACTTGATACCCTGGCCCGCCTTGATGTCTCGGATCAACTTCTTGAAGCGGACAGCGATCTTGCGGAACGACTTGCGGAAAGCGTCTTCGATGTCAAGCACGGAGCTTTCAACGTCGGGATTCGCGTATGGGCTGCGTCGGGCCATCTATTCCTCGATGTCATCGTCCTGATCGGTATCGCCGGTGTCTTTCTCGCCCGGCTCGATGTCTTCATCGGACTCGTCAATCGGAATGATGCGCCTGGCGTCCCGCGTTTCCTTGTTGTACGCCGCGTTCGCCTCCAGCCGCTTCTCTGCCTCGTCTCGGGTGATGCCGGCCTTCTTCATGAGCCAATCGATCGGCGTCGATACGTCGTGCTCGATCTCGACCATGAAGCTTTCGCCCTCTTCTTTGCTATCGACCGGCACCTTGAGATCGCCGAATATCACGGTGGGCTTGTATTTGAGAAGGTCGATTTCAACGCGATCTTTGACCCGGTCCTTGTAGTAGTTATGGACGATGATCCCCCGCGCCATGATCTCCTCAACCGGCGGTGCGTAGTTCTCGCGCAGCGGCGAGATGAACTTCTCCAGGCGCGTCTGTTTGATCCGCAGCGCCCGGCCTGATTGCTCGCCCGTTCTCGCCTCGACCGTGACCACTTCGGAGTCGAGGCCGGAGAAGATGGCGTCCCATTTCATGAGCCGATCATAAAGCGCAGTCGGTCCCTCGATGTCGAGGTCAGGGGATGCGAAGCGGATCTCTACGCCCTTTGGTAATTGCCACAGGCGCTTGGGCGAGAGAATCAGGTCTTTCGGCACCTTGACGGACTTGCCCGCTTCGGCGTGGAAGTAGGGGATGGCAAACGCCTGGTTGATGACGGAGATGTGCAGGCTGGTCATGCCCCAGTTGCAAACGCGATTGAGCGTCAGCAGATCCTCTTGGCCGAACACGTACAGGTCGGTACCGCCGTCGTCACTCATCCATGTGTATGGCACGATGGGCCGGTCGTCGTGGCGTAGGTCTTTGAATGGGTTTTCGTCGTTCTCGTTGATGTGGTATTCCTTTCCGCCATCGGTCATGTAGTGCGCGGTGGGCAGCCAGATCGGGAGGCCGCGTTCGTCTTCACCATCGGGCGTCTTGAGATCACCGGTTGACCACACCTCCCACATATCGCAGTAGCCGTCGCCAAGCATTGAGGCATGGCGAAACATGACGGCTGGCGCGGTGTAGGGCGACCACGGACGGAACGGGTTGCGGACGATCATCACGTCTTGCGGGGGATACGCGGAGAGCCGCACGTCTTCGATGTCTTGATCGTACCACGCCTTGAGGCCCACCCGGTTACAGGTCTGCACCAGGGCATCGGCGCTACGGAGCACGGTGGGCCAGAGCCCATCCTTGATCATGGATGCGAACTGTTTTGCCTGGAGGCCCTCGCCCTTGTCGTCGGGCTCCAACTCGTCACCTGTCTCACGGTCGATCAACACGAACTTTGTGCTCTCTGGAAAGACTTGGGCACGTTCATGGATGATCGACCGCATCAATTTGAGGTTGACCATTTCCCGCTTGTAATCCTCGAAGGTAAGTTCGAACTGGCGCTTCAGGATTTCGTTCATGTCCTTCTGCATGGCACCTGATAGGTAGAGTACACGGTTGTCCATCTCCGCTTTGTACCCGTAGTTCGTGCCGTCTGGCTGGTAGCTCTCGACGTAGGCCCGGAGCGCATCGAAGTGAGCTATCCCCCGCTTGCCTTCGTAGCGTTTGAAGAACTTTTCGTGATCGCCGTTGGCGCCCATTAGTCGGAAAACGAGATCGCCCAAGAATGCCATTGTCTCTCCTATGCTGCACGGTACGACGTGATGCGCTGTCGCCAGTCAATCGGGATGAACTCTTCGGTATTGATTGCTAGGTATCTCAAGTCATCCATCGCGTGATCCGTGACGCCATCTTTTACCGGGTTGTCGGACACCGGCTTGCCCTCCGCATCCTTTGGATAATGGTACACGTCGATAGCCCGGAGCACTGCCCGCGGATCTGCGCTTTCGTCAAGCGATCGGGCGAAGTAAAGCATTGGGTCGCCAGTCGTCGGGCTCAACATGCGATCAACAAGCTCGATGCCGTTGATCACCGAGCGCAGAGAGGGATCAGTCTCGTATTCCACTTCGAGGTTCAATTCGTTCGCTATGATCTCGGCAACGCTCACGCCGGATGTCTGCTCTTTGGCGAGTCCGGCGGGGTCGAATATGCAGCGCCGCAGCGGGTAGCCCTTGGCCTTGATAAGCCCGCAGAGTTGATCGGTGCGGATCGCATCCTCATCACGACCGGCCGGGTAAAGCTCATCGAACACGATCGCGGTTGGGCTCGCCGTGACCTTGCCGTTCGGTAGCCGCACATCCTCGGGAACGATCTGGACGAACAGCACATGCGGAGTGCGGAGCCCGGGGTCAATGACGACAACGACCTCTGAGCGCACCCTGGCGTGACGCAGGCGCTCAACGTAATAATCGAAACTCCAATCGATAATGTGTCTGTCTCTGTCGTAAACATGGTAGACCCGATTGCCCGGCGGCACAAACCGACCGTCGATGTAGCAGGGCCGGAGTCTGGCCGGGCAGGCGTCAAGTAGGTTCTTCAGCGCTTCTTTGCTCACCCGTTTGTTGTCCGTGGATCGAATGTGCATGATGCGCCGCTGCATGTCGTTGCGACCATCGAAGTTATCTTTGAGCCAGCCGAAGATCGGGACGCCAGTGAATCCGAGGAACGGCAGTGTCGCCCGTTCATCTCTGGTCCGCGCCACCATGCGGACGAAGACTTCCGACTTCATCAAACCGATCTCATCAGCGCCGACATAGCACAGGTCCGATACCTCGATCCGCTTGGGCTCGTGTGCCGAGCGGTAGAGCAAGCGCCGATTACCCTTGAGGTAGAGCGCGCCCTCCTCCCAGTTGCCGCCCACGATCATCCCATCCTGACCCTGGCCGAACGAGGGGAGTAGGTACTGACTCAAGAATTCCCGCATCATCTTATGAGTCGGCAGCGCCACCATGCCCGACGTGCCGGGCGGATTGCTGTACGCCCTCAACGCAAGCCACTGTAGCAGCGCGTAGGACTTGCCCGAGAACCAGCCGCCGGCCAGGTAGGTCGCGTAGGACGACGATGTGGCATACTCCCACTGGTATGGCTGGAGTTGCAGCGGTCGGTCGGGGTATTTGGGATCACGCAAGACCAGCGGGATCTCGTCAGCACCCAGGCCCCGGGCCCGGAGTGCCGCCGCGAAGTCAATCACGTCCGTCATCGTCACTGTCCAGGTCGCCCGAGTCGATGAGCTTCTGAGCATAGGCGCGCAAGAAGTTGTCCCGCGTGTCAACAGGAAGATCGCCAGCACGGAAAGGAACGAAATCAACGCCCTCGGGAGGCGTGACGAAAAGAGCGTATGTCTTGTCTTTCTCCTCCAATCCGAGCTTCTTGATCTCCAGCATGAGCCGGGGCAATTGCGCGGTGAGCGTTGACGCCCTGGTGAACCAGCGGCCAAACTGTTCCTCGAGTGCAGCAAGAAATGCCTCTGACGGATCGCCGTCCTCTCCGTCTCGCATGACCTCGAGCGTGCACATTCGGTCATAGCAGATCCGGATCTGTGTCCGGAGTAGATCCCGCGCCCACCACAGATCGCCCTGGCCGTCGAAGGCGGCGTCGACCACGACGCGGATCTCTTTGGCCCGCGGATAGGTTGACGGCCGGAGTGCTGCGATCTTGAGGCCGTGTGTAATTGGGCTATCCCGCTTGGCCCCACCCCGCCCGCCGTGAAGCCAGCACTTTCCTTCTCCGACGTGATCGGTTTTCTTCCCGGCGTAGTTCTGGCAAGGCTTCCCTTTGCTTGTCTTCGCGCCGCAGCGCTTGACGGGCTTGGTCTTGCTTGTCGGCTCGGCATAAGGCCGACCCCTAGGGGGTGGGGTTCTTGCCATTGACCGCCTCGCAGTCGAGAGCCTAGCCCTCGATCAAGGCATTACACAGACGGGGATTGTTTGTCAACTAGGGGAGTGTTGCGGGTGGGTCAGTCGGTGGCCAAAGTGGTGTCGGCGCATTCCTTGCCGAATATGGTTATGTCTCGGGCATATTCGCGAACCAGCCTGCCATCGGGCATTTCTTGAGAACCCACGAGTTGAGCACATAGCACATCGTTGTGATCCCATGTCGATTTCAGTGCCGTTTTGAGTTCCTTGATTCGACGCACTGCCCGATCCATCCGCCCCTGGCTGTCGAGGTAGAGATCGCGATACTTGTCAACCTCCTCCACCGCCCCCCGCAGTTCTTCCTTGAGCGTGGCGATCTCGTGCTTCCAGGTCTGGCCGGCCAACGCCTCCTTCAGTCGCTTGTTCTCAACCCGCGGATTCTCGACCAGTAGTTTGTTGGCCATGCCTTCGCGTTCGTCTTCTTCGCCGTCATTGGTTTGTCCTTTCGGTTGGAAATATTCGAGGCTTCGCCACGTCAACCCCCTTCCCGCTGTCCACGATCATCCCGAAAACCTCCATCGACACCGTAGTCTTGACGTCCCTGTCCCTGCCCTCATGCGTGCGCTCCCTCTTGAGCTTCGGCGGCCCGTGTCAACGCCGCTTGCTATGCTCGACCGGGAAGGCGAGGAATGATTGGTCACCGATCTGTACGTAGTAGCGCATCACGCCTCGCAATCCCGCGGGATGCAACATGAAGGACAAAGCCCCTCCAGCACCAATACCATGCCCGGGGCGAGTGCCTGCCCTGTCACGCGCAGCGGTCGGTTGGCGGGCCCGTTTATCTCGGCCCATGGAATCCACCTCTCGCAACACATACAACGGAAGCCCTCGATGTAGTTCGGTCTGACGCTCACCGTGTACTCGCCCACGAGCATCATGTGATCATCTCCCGGCTCTGCCGGGAATAGCGGCGGTCCCCATCCACTGAAGAAATCATCGCCGCGCTCCATCCGAAGTGGATGCCCTGGCGGATAGTTGTCCAGCTCCTTCCCGTAGGCGGCCTGGAGCTTCTCGGCTTCCGTCGGCCGCATCGATTCCTCCAGCCGCTCAACCCGAGCCCGCAAGTCTTCCAGTTCCGCTCGCCCTGGTGGTGCGGTGGCTGCGGCCATTGTGCGGGCGAGGAGAATCATCATTCACCCCGCACAAAACGACGCCAGCACCACGCCCCGCTTGACGTGCGACGCAGCAGTGCCGATGAGTTCGACCTTGACTTGGTCCGGGCGCTCACACCAGCCGTTAGCCCAAGAGCCCCACTTGTCAGCGCCCTTCCCGGACGGATGTATTGATGCGGCCTCTTCGTCCGATCCAGCACAGACGACAGCCTCATCGTAGCATTCGTAGTGCTGCCGGCGGCCAGATAGCGGGCACCTTGGCCCCTCGTCGGTGGTGATGAGGTACAGATTCACTTCTCCCGCCTCCTCTTCTTCGTCTTCCCGCTCGGTCCCGCGTAGAGCACGAAGAACCCCACGTCCAGCACGTCCATTGTGCGCCAGAACGACCCGGCATACGAAATCAGTGCCCCGGCCTTCTTGGCATTGACGACCCGCTGCATGGCTTCGCGGCGCCCCTGTGCCCTCTCGCCCTCTTCGGTGGCGATCGCATATGGCTGGCCGGTGGGGTCAAGGATCGTGGATTGCTTCATTCGCTCACACCCTCAATTCTGCGTAGCGCCAGACTGTACGCCATCGCGCTGCACCTTCCGGTGGATCATCGCTGAGAAGAACGCATCGAACGCCTTGCGGCTATCGACTCCAAACGCCTTGCGGCTATCGACTCCGAACGCGGAGCCCTCGATAACCAGCTTGTCGAACAGCACGCAGAACGCCGCGCCGATCGTAACGCCGAAATCCTCCGATGATTCGAATAGCTTTTCGTCCACCATCCACCGCAGATCGTAAGTCAGCCGGTTGACGGTACGAGCGATTCTGCGTGCCTTGTGCATTCCTTGCAGTTCCGCGATCCGCTGTCCCATGTCCACGGTCACACCCCGGAGCCGGTCGATCTCCCGGCGCGCATCGGCTATCTCGTCAAGCAGAGCGATATCGGTGGCGTCGGTCATCGTCGCCTCATTCCTCGTTCGATCTGAGCCTCGAAGGCAAGCGCCAGCGCCCTCTTATCTGCGGCGGTCTCGGCTGCGACTAGGGCTTCCGCGCTTTCCCCCTTCAATTCCGCAAGCTCCCCGGCCAGCTTCACACCGGCGGCCCACATCTCCTCGACTAGCCGGCGGAAGTAGCCAGCTTCGGCGTAGGCATCCTCCCATTGGTGCTGGTGCAAGGCGCAGACTTCGGCATGGTTACGCTCCGCCGCCTTGCGCGCCCCGTGGGCATCCTCGACCCCCTCCGCGCTCCGCTCCGCTCTCCGACACCGCTCCTGCGATTCGGCCAGTTGGCGGGTGAGTTCTTCGATGCGGGCCCGGGAGTCGTCGGGCGGCTTCGCGTCGGTCATGGCGATACTTTCAGGAGCTTGATACTCATGGCGACCCAGGGATTGATCGTCGGGACAACGACAATCACGCCGATCAGCAAGATGTACGTCACTTCGGCCAACGCCTCTCGCCCCGAATATGTCTCGCTCTCCGGACACCACTCTCGCAAGTGCAGCACATCGCCCACCTCGAAGCCACGGTCATCGTAGCGTAGTTCGAAAGCCTTGCGCCCATCGAGGATCGGCCCCATGAACTGCGGCCGAGTCTTCAGCTCGTGGATCTTCATCGTCGCCCCTCCTCAGAACAAATGTTCGCCGTCATGCCCCGGCAGCAAGCGGCACCTGTAATCTCCGGGCCGTTCTTCGCATCGCGGCTCCCTGAATCTCTCCGTACGCATGCCTGGTTGTGCCACCAATTTCAGTTGCAGCTCGCCCGCTCTCCGCTCCTGGTCCGCCGCGTACATGTTCGCGTGGTCGAGTTGCTCCTGCATGTCGTCATGTTCCGACAGGAGATGGGCGATGAACTTGAGCACGGCTAGGTGGGTCATGATCCACCTTTGGCCTTGGCGATCCCGAGCGCCTGCCTGGCCCGACTCTCCCATGTTTGCTCGCGCTTTCTGCGGCGATACAACACCGCGCTCAGCAGCAGGCCCTTGAGCACGACGATCTCCTTTTCCAGAAGGTCGCCATCTGCCTTCCGCAACCGCTCGATTTCATCGGACACCGCATCCAGCATCCCGGCCGGGTTCGTGGCTGCGAGGAGCGACCCGTTGTCCACCAACGCAGCCAGGCGGTCGATCGCCTTTTCCATGGCCTCGTTCTTCATCCCCCACCCCCAATCTCCCGTATCTCCACCTCTGCGATGCGGACCACGGGGGAGCGCACGTCATCCGGGGTCATCGCATCCCGCCGATCCGCTGCGTCCTGCGAGATCCCACGTACCGCCCCGAACATGTCGAAATCGAAGAACTCGAGGGTTGCGGGCCGGTCATGGCGTGGCCCGTGCTCCCGCTTCCGCACGGCGATGAAGGCGCGCATGGGGGCGGTCATGACTTGTCCGAGAAGTACTCGGTCAGCATGTGCTCTTCCGGCCCGCTGATTTCGACCGTGCCGTGGTCGCTGATCTCGCGCACCCCGATCGGAAGAAAAACCTCCGGATCGCCATCGGCCAAGGCATCGTCCGAAATCAGGAAGGTCGCAAGATCGCCACCCCGCAACGTCGCGGTGAAAATATGGTATTCGATCATCCCCTCACCTCCAAGACCGACGACCCCGCGAGGAACGGGAAGCACCGACGCAGGGCCGCCGGTCGTGTGATCATCGTCCGTGGCCGTGTTGCCCATCATCGTCCCGCCATGACGGCGATGGGCAGCGTGCCATTATCGACACTGGCCGCGGCTTGGATGATGGCATTTCCGGCAGTGCATCCCGACGCGCCATCCAATGATATCCGCCTCGACTCACATGGCCGGGGAATCCCCCGTCGGGGAGCACCACCGCCATCGCCTGTTCCTCTGTGGCTGGGGATGCTCCCGGGCCACAAAGAACCCACTCATCGCCCACCGCAGGCAGGAGAAGCATCTTGCCTCTCATATCCCCGATCTTTTCCCATCTCATCTCTCACCTCCCGCCCACCGCAGGGCATGGTCCGGCCCGGCCGCAACGCCGGGCCCCTTATGTCAGTCGGTCCAATCGCCGATGACGATCTCCCCACCGTCGAGATCCAGCCGCTCCTTTTCAGCTTCCTCATGGGCCAGTCTGAGCAGCTCCTCGTCGTTCTTGCCAGACTCCTCGGGCAAAGTCAGCACTACCGAGCCCTGTCCATCGTCGCTCCGCCAGATCGCTGCTTTGTAGGTCGTCATCTCAACCTCCAACCGGACCGGCGACCCACCGGGGGAGCCGGGCAGACGCCCCAGAAGGCCGCCGATCCGGTATCTTGTATGTGAGTTGCCCGACTCATGATTACAGTATACCACGTCTTGAGCGCGTGTCAAGGAAAATCGGAGGTTTTTGAAAACTATTCTCACGCCCTCAAGTCCCGGCCCTTAGCTCTAGCAGTAGTTGTCTATAGCTGTCTGGATCGTAGTGACCACCCTTGGTCCAATCAAGAAATCTGAAAAACCGCTCTCGGCACCAGAGGGGAAAGGCGGAGTCGGCGGAGTCGCACCCGGCGCGGTTGGCCTCGTGTAGCCGATGGTGGACGCCCGCCCTGCCGAAATGCACAGGCTTGCCGTGGCGCCGGCCGAGTTCAACCCATGCGTAGACTTCTGACTTGAATCGCAAAGTGCCGCCGATGAAAAGGCCGTCAACGAGATCAATGCAGGATTCAACGTCCGTGACGGACATGCCATCTTGCAGAGCGAGATACCAAGACCACGCCGGGAGCGAATCCCTGGTCACCCAATGAATCGAATATTCAAGAGAGCGCAATCCTTCAGCTACGATGTCCGGCAGCACTGCGAATTGTGGATCTGTATGCTTGCCGAGCTTATCAAGGTACCGTCGGAAGACCGTTTCGTTGAACGATCGTCCCTTGAGCCATGCTGAAAATGCGCCGTTATCCGCAATCCACTTCTCACCCTGATAGGGATTGAAATGCGACTCTGGGTGGTTCACGCGCCCGATGTCGTATTTGCGAAGCGCGTCAACAAACTCTCTGCTGCGCGTGCTGCCAACGCATATTCTCATGGCATCCTCAAGTCCAGTACCGCCGGGCGTACTCGTAGTCATCGGCGGTCATCGGGTCATCGGACGGCTTTGGCCGTGGCCCCATCCTGTGCCGCCGCTTCGGCTTCGTCGGTTCCCTGCGCGGCTTGTATGGATCGGGCACTCGCCCGCCCGCGCCCTGGTGGCCAGGTGGCGTTGAAGCTGGGACGCGAAGCGGAACTCGCGGCCGCAGTGTGGGCAGGGGTGGAAGGTCACGGCATCCCCGCTGGCTTCTCGCGGTCTACCCATTCCACGGGTCCGCACTCTGAGCGGTCAACGACGTGCGATCCGTGATGCGTCTGGTCAAGCTCCAAGTATTTCCCGCACCCCTTGCAGCGGGCGATCTGGTCCGTCTTCATCGCCAGCACTTCCCGCGCCGCCTTGAGTTCATCGGCGTAGTGTGGCCCCTTGTACGAGCCTGCATGGACGAAGGCCATTGACCAGTGATACTGGTAGTCGGCATCGCCTTGCACCGCGTCGATCTGGTTGACAAGCGCAGTCAGGGCGGCGCGCAGCTTCGTCACCTCTTTATCGGCACGAACCAGCGCCTGGCCCGCCGTGGTTAGTTCCGCCCGCGCCGCCTGTCGCCGCTCGATAATCGTCTCGACCGCCTCGTCAAGTCCCGTGGCCCAGCGCATGTCGAATCCGTCGGCCTCAAGGATCTCGACCGCTCGCTTGATCTGTCCGTCTCTCATGTCACCCTCCCGGCCTCGACGCGCTCGCCCCGGCATGTGTAGTGACGGCCGATCATTTGTGGTCGGTCAGCGATACCCGCGTCTTGCGGATTACGATGGCCTCGTTGACGTGATCCTCGGTGCCGAGATATTGCGACACCGCCCATTTCAGGATCCGATCCCATTGATACGGCGCCGCAATTTCCATCGCCTTCTTGATGAGAGCCATCGCTTCGAGTTCGCGGTCGAACGTGACGCGAACCGTCTTGCTCGCTCTTCGTTTCTCAGTCATTTGATCCCCCAATCGAAGTCCGCCCGCCGATACTGATCAACGTGACGACCGCCTTGCTGTTCGTGATCCGCTCCGGCAGCCGCGTCCCCACATAGTAGCCACGCCCAATGTAACCACCCCGGTAGTGCCAGACGTAGATGGGCTTGTCCTCCGACTTACGCTGCGCCTCCAGGCGGCGTGCCTCTCGCAAGGCGTGGCGCTTGCGGCGAAAGTTTTTGTATGGCCTAGGCATGGGTCGCCTTCTCCCGCGCCGCATACTCGACGCTCTGCTCCGCCGACAGAACGAACGTCTCCCACTGCTCCGCGCCCACCCTGCGGATCTTGACTTCGATCGCGCTCCCAATGGCGTTGACCAGCGCGTAGTCCCGGTCGTAATGTTCCGCGTAGCCCTCCCCGGCACCCATGGCGCTGAAGCAGCGGACGGTCCAGTAATCATCGCCGCGATCGTTCTCGTGCCACACTTCCCATTCGTCCGGACAGATATGCGCCCTCCTGTGGGTCACACTGACTAGATCGGCTCCGCACTTCTTGCACTTCATCACTCCCTCCTGTGCGGGCTCGCCCGGTCATCGGCCAGGCAATAACGCCCGACCTCCCCCGGCGCCGCTAAGTTTTCGATGCGCTTCCCGACCACCGCAAGCTCCGCGTTCGCCCTCGCCACGGCCCCAGACACGTCACGGATCCCGAGCTTCGCCATGATGCCCCACGTCGAGCACGGCCCGGCGCGCAGGAGATCAACCAAGCGCTCGTGTGCGGGCTTGGCGCGGGGACGGAGTGTGTGTAGGTCGAGGGTGTGTTGGATCACGTCAATCCCTCCGACAGCAACCGCCATGCAGTCGCCACCACCGCTGGAACCTGTCCTTCTCCAACGGCTGCAACCCTGTGGCGCCGATTGGCCAACCCATAAGCCACTCTTCCCACTCGGGATTCAACTGGCCAGTGCTCATTTGATTCAATCCCTCCCGCTCCGCTATCTGTGATGCAAGTGTGTCTGCCCTGCCCCGATGCCGCCCGCCGCACTTCTCCGCAATCTGTGCCGTCGGAGTTCCCCAGGTCTGCCGGATCGATGTTCCACCATGAACAATGGACGCCAGGCAAGGATCGTTCCTTCTCCTCTCGGACGGGGAATTCCCTCTCTTCGCATCGCTGCTCCTCGGCGTAGGGTACTTCTCGACCTCGCCGCATAAATCGCTCTCCCGCCTCCTCTTGAACCCCGATGGCCCCTTGCAGTCCCTTGCTTGCGGCGTCGGCCACTTCTTCACCGCTGTTGCTAGTCCATCCCCGCTCGTTGCTGATAACCCTTTCCGGTTGTAGTTTCCATCGACCGTTGGCGTGGGCCAATATCCAGACTCTCTTCCTTTGATGCGGGGCACCAACATCGTCCGCTCCCAGCACGCACCACTCCGCATCATACCCCGCTTCGGCCAGGTCTCCGAGTATGGTTCCGAAATACTTTTGAGAAGTGAGAGTTGCGGAGTTCTCCAAGAACGCGAATCGTGGTCGAACAATGCGAATGCAGCGGATTGTTTGAGGCCAGAGGTTCCGGCTGTCCGCTTCGCCAAGTCGCTTTCCTGCCGGCGAAAACGGCTGACAAGGAAATCCAGCCGTGACGACATCGACTCGACTGCGGTATCTTCTGGCATGACCGCATCTCCGATGGATGAAGGCATGTATATCACCGAAGATTGGTGCGTTATCAAAATACCCTTCCCTAATCCGAGCTTTGATAACCTTCTGACAGTACGGTTCCTTTTCGACATATCCGATCGTCCTCCAGCCCAGTAGTTTGGAACCCCAGATCCCGCCGCCGGCGCCGGTGAAGAGTGAAAGCTCGTTCACTCCCCACCCCCGAAGCCGAACACCTCCTGGGAGAGCCTACGAGCAGCCACCTCACAATACTCCTCGCTAATCTCGATGCCGATGGCCCGGCGGCCAAGGTTCTTCGCGGCAACCAAGGTTGTGCCGCTGCCGCAGAACGGGTCGAGGATGAGGTCGCCCTTGTCGGAGAACCACTTGATCAACCAGGCGGCGTGTTCCTCGTTCCTGGCGCATGGATGTGGCTGTCTCAATCCCGGCTTCGAGGTGACACGGCACTCGCCAGGCAGGACCCGGCGCCTCACCCTCGAGGCGGGCCACTCCCCAAAAACATACGCCACGTCTCCAGTCACGAGACAGCGCCCATTGTACGACGGGACAGCGCGTGACAGATAACAGGAGCGCAGGAATTCCCAGCCTCGAGGTACGGCGCGCAGGAACCGTGGATCGCTCTGGCACCCAAGCCAGATAATCAGCCGCTTGCTTTCAGGTGCCACCTCGAGGGCGGCGGCCAGAAGCGTCTCCGGGTCCTCCGCGCCAGCAAGATCCGGGTGCGCGTTCGGCCACACCGGATCGGTCAGTATCACATCGACAGCCTTCAGGTCGGGCAGCACCTCGAGGGCGCTCCCGCAGTACAGCTCGATCCCCCCATGTGAGTAGTACGGCCTCACTCCGCCCCCAGGGACCGGCACGCGTCCTGCCATGTGCGGTGGGCGCGGCCGGTGCCGTCGCAGTCGGGACAATCGTCGGCAGTCCAGATCGTGGCGCCGCAAACCACGCAATCACCAGGGCCGCTACGCAGCAAGCATTGACACCGCTCCACCGCCGCCAACCGCTCGCACGCGGTCTTTACGGTGGCTCCCGTCCGGAGTGCCTTTACTCCGCGCCGCCCGCTGATGGCTTCTTCGATCTCCTCCGGCGTCAGCAGCTTCATATCCACGTCCTTTTCTGCGCCGCCTTGCGCTCTATCTCCGCTTTGATTCTCGCTGCCCACTCCAAATCCGGGACATCCCAGGGCGTATCCCTGTCCGGAAGGTCGATGCTGTCGAACCCAAGTCCGTGCGTCTCGCGCATCGACTCCCAAAGCTCGCCGAAGATGTAGCTGTGGCAGAAGTCCCGACGCACGGCTGCGCAGATCCGGCATGTCTTGGATGCCATCCATTCGCCATCCCAAAGCCCCTTCGTGTACTCATATTCATCGCCCGAGTTGATGGCGTTGCCGCACTCGCAACATTCATATTGCTTGCGGGCGGTGCATATCTTCTGTATGAACAGTGTTGGTTCATCTTCCTCATTTCCTGTGTCGATACATGCGTCGCTCATCCCTTCACCCCTTTCACGGCCGCCTCGAACTCCTCCCGCCCTACCGCTGCCTTCTCCGCCCGTCCCTCCGTCCCCTCCCGCTCGATCTCCTTCTCCCGCTCCCGCCGCTCCCGCTCGGATGAGGATTCAGTCTCGACCCGGGTTGACATGCTCCCTCGAGCGAACTTCATATACCTTGAGAAGTCCAACTCGCTCGACCTGGCCTTGTCGCCCTTCCGTAGCGGTGGGAAAACGTGTATCAAATCGCGCCCGTAGCTCGACCCATCCTTGGACGCCTCCCGGTGATGTCCCTGGATCGCCGCGAAAGCGTTGCTGATCCGCTCGTCTCGCGTCAGCCCGGCCTGGTTGTCGCTGAGAGCCGCCCTGACGCGCTCCAGATGGTCGCCGGCCGGGAGGGGCACCAGGGCGGGGTCGACACTCCAGGCCGCAGCGTAGGCATGCCGTAGCTCCTCCAGCTCCGGCTGTAGCCCGCCCGCCCGGCTGTCGGGGACCAGGGCTGCAGATTGGGAACGATCGGGGGGGGCGGCTCGGGATTGGGCTATGGCGCCGGGGAGGATTGCTCCGATCCGGGGGGTTGTGGTTGAAGGGGAGGGGGGAGATTTCTGCATTTCTACTTCCCCTTCAACTTCAGATTCTACTTCAACTTCTACTTCATATCGGGAGTTATCCCGGACCACTCCCGGACCCGGACCACTCCCGGATAACTCCAGTACAACTCCCGGACCACTCCCGGACCACTCCGGGATAGGCACAGCGGGCTCCGCACTTCTCCTGCGAATTCCAGCCTTTTGGATCTCATCATGCCCTACGACTCGCAGCCACGGATCGCCTTGGTGTAACCATACCTGAATCAGCTTGACACCAGTCAGAACGTTCACGGCGCTTATATAGTCGGCTTCCGCGTGAGTCCCCGCCATCGGGTCAAGCTCGGCCTTCAGGGTGCATGGATCGGCCGGCATCATACCCCAGGAATCAACACCACCCACCAGGAGGCAATAGACCAGCCGTTCGAAATCTCCCGGGACTGGAAGCTCCCGCCATTTCTTCGAGCGCACGAGGTTTTCAGTTTGCAATAGGTGGCCTTTCTTGGCTCGCATACTCGGCTCCAAACGATCCGCCGGGCGGTGATGCTTGCAGCTTGTGACGACCACAGGGGCACCACCAGCCCGGGAATCGTTAGCCTTGTTTTTTTCGTTTCGTGATCGTCACGTCCACCACCCAATCACGTCCGGGCCGGGGTGTCAAGGGGTTTATGAGTCGCCTATGGCGTTTGCGATCTTCTTTGCCATGTGCGAGAACGATAACCGCACGCCTTCGGCCGCAGAGTTTTTTGCCAACTCAGCGAAGGCGTGCAGGGCGTCGTCTCCGAATCCGGCTGGACTTTCTTGGAGGTTTATGAAATCCTCTAGCGTGGCGCACCACTGGTCACCGTCCATGAAGATCCGCACGCCGCACCACTTCGCGAAGTTCTCGGCGTCGTCGTCCAGCAGCCGCCACTTTTTCTTGAGTTCCCTGATGCGGGATTCGCACGCCCCGAGGGCCAGCGCCTCGACGCAGAGACTCCAGGCATACCCGCGGTCGTCGGGGTAGAGCGGCCAAATCTTGCGGACGAAGTCACTACCCAGGTCCGGGTATGTCCTCTTGTAGATCAAGTCCCCGTTCGTATGTAAGTAGTAGTATCCAATTGCGCTGCTCATCCTCATCCCTCCTTCTCTGGTTCATCCAGCTTCGCCAGAGCGATCCCCGCGTCGCGAACGGCCTGGTTCAACTCGACCGCTGGCGCGGTACTCGTGAGTACCCGCAACGCCCCGGCCAATTCCTCGAGCCGCTCCTGCAGCCAAGGGATGTCCTCCTCGAGGAAGTCGCAGGGATGAGCCCCGAAGTTTATCCCATCGCAATAGCCCGCCTTTATGAAGTCCTGGTATCGCTCCTCGATCGCCTCAAGTCTCGTCATGGCTTCGCCTTGCGGCCGGCGGCTTCACAGTGGGGGCAGTGGTGGATCATGGGTCGCCCCTTTCGGGGACGCGGCTCGCAACTTTAGCAAGCGCCGCCCTGGCGTTCTTTGGCAACGCGTCCCTATGGATGTGTCCGACGTTTTCGGCCACCGTCGCAGTAGTAGTGAGCAAGTCGCTGTACGCTTCCGCCACATCAATGGACGCCTCAAGGGCGCAACGGAGACGCCCGATTAGGTCATAGCACTCGCACAGCGGGCACGGCTGGGAGCTGTAGATGATCGCCATGTGCGTCAGCGTCCCCTTTCCGCTGCATTCGAAGCTCTTCATCCCTATTCCCTCTCGCCCTGCACCCACGCATCGATCAGCCCACCCAGCTCCCGCAGCCCTTTCTTGCTTCGCGTCCTGGGTGTGACCTGGCACTTGGTACACAGCCCGGCGAACTCCAGCGCCGTCATGCCGTCCTGCGTGGCCCAGTGCTTCAATTCCTCGTAGCTGTGATCTTGGGCGGGGGGTAGCGCGGGCGACTCGAACTCCGCGGGGCCGGGGTCGTCGTCAGGAGGATCGTCCAGCGGCGTCGGCCCCTCACTGTGCTGCGGCTCGGGCTGGTCGGTGGACGGTTGGTCGGGGTCTCGCTGCGCGTTGTCGATCGTGGCGCGCTCCCAGTCATTCAACTCGCTCTCGAGCGCGGCCAGAAGCACCGCATCTTTGCGGTGCCCTTCCTTGACGATGCCCACGACCTGATGAATCTTTTTCCAGGTGGCGTCGTCCATGCCTCCCTGCTTAGCCCGACCGTAGAGCTGCGCGAACTTGTCTTCCTCGCGAGCCTGGCCGTTGCGGGCGTGGCTGTTCTGTCTCTGGCTGCCCGACTCTTGGTCCCGCTGGTTGTAGTTGATCTCCTCCGCCGACACCTCCCCGAATCCCACATGGTCGGAGATGGCGCGGTTTTTCGCCCTGGTGTGGGCGTGGGCGCGGACGTTGTGCACCGTGGCGTTTTCGGCGGTGCCGAGCTTGTCGATCTTCGGCGAGCCGTCGCCGTCGAGAACGAGAGGCGGTGGTCCCTTGGAGCCGTTTTTGCGCCATGCCTTCCAGTCCTTGACGAACACCTTTTTTTCACTCGCCATGCAGGAGCCATCACCGACCATCGACCGGCCATTGGGGGACACCGAGCGATAAACCACGATGTAGCCCCAGTCCCCTTCTGCCAGCCGGATCAACTCCTCTTTGACCAGCTCGATATCCAGGCCGAAGGCGACCTGCGTTGCTCGCCAGTAACCTTTCTTGCGGAACTTCTTGGCGTTCTTGCCCTTGCCGATCGTCATGATCTGGTCCGGCATCTTCTCATCGAGAACCTTCTGTAGTTCTTTGTAGGCGGTCAGGGCCACGGACATCTCTTGGCCGCTGAAGACCGGGGCCAGGCCGGCTGCCCGCTGCTTTTGCGTTGCCATTGCTTTGTTATCGCTCATGTCCCCGTCCTCTCTGGTTCGATCGTGTCTTCCTTTTCGCGCCGCATCAACTCAAGGTAGCAGCGCAAAGTGGCCCGTACATCCTCCAGCGCATCATGGGCGCCAGAGAACATTTCGCCGAAGAGGAACTTGTGCAGCTCCTCCAGCTTGGGCCACTTGTATCCGTACTTGCCCGGCAGCTTCAGCAGGCCGGTCGACTCCTCCATGGTGCAGTAGGCTTCTCGATCCAGCAACCCCGGTGCGCCGGACCTGTGTATCGCCGCATCCATGACCCTGCTGTCGAATCCGTAGTTGTGACAGACGATTAGATCGGCGCCCCGCCAGGCCGACTCGTGCCAGCCCAGAATGTCATCCAGTGGCTTTCCGAGCTTATCGGCCAAGTCGTCGGTGATTCCGTGCACGCTCGATGCCTGCTCGGGAATGTCTACCGGCGGCTTGACTATTGCGCTGAGTGCCCCGAATACCCGGCCGGCATCGTTGGCCAGAATCCCGGCGTACTGGACCAGGTGCGGTTGTGACGGGTGTTCGGCAGGTAGCTTGTGCTGCACTAGGCCCGTTGTCTCTGTGTCGAAGCAAAGAATCATGTCTCGGTCCTTTCGTCGACCGCTTGGTTTCGGCGCCGCATCCGGGTCGCCGCATCGCTCCGCCGCATCGCCGCGCTGTAGCTGCCCTCCTGGTAGCGCTCGGGCTGTGGCGACTTGCGCTTCCACCCGTGACCGCCGCGCTCGGCAAGGCATGTGCTGCACAGGTGGATACCGGCGTTGACCCGGTTCCGCAAGGCGTCGGCGGCCCCCTGGCTGTGCAACGTGACCTCT